CTCAATTATTCTTAAGGCTAATGGTAATAGTGATGTTGCACTTACAACTGCTATTAATGGAGCCGTAGAACTCTATTACGATAACTTTAAATCTTTTGAAACATTCTCTAATGGTATTACAGCTATTGGGCCTGAAGGTCAAGCTGGTATAGTTCAAATATGGTCAGATGAAGGAGATGATAACGGTGATAAGTGGAGATTACTTAAAGACGCTGGTACTGAAGATTTCCTATTACAAAATTATAAATCAGGTTCTTGGGAAACAAATATCAAGGCTACTGGCGATGCTCAAGTAGAACTCTATTATGACAACGTTTGGAAACTGAAAACTGCTTCAAATGGTGTACATTTAAACGATTCTTTATTTATACCTGACTCAGATAAAGCAAACTTTGGAACTGGTGATGATCTACAAATCTACCATGATGGAGATCATAGTTTTCTTGTCAATAATACAAATGATTTTTTAATACAAAACGGAAGCGGTAATGATAATAATCAAATTCGGATAAGAGCGCAAAATGGAGAAGAAAGTATTGTTGCTAACGGAAATGGCTCAGTAGATCTCTATCATAACGGTACTAAGAAGCTTGAGACAGGACAGCAGTATAATTATGTTTATGCAATTGCCAGTGGAAACCCTGCTGGATTAGCTGTTAGAAATACTAATGATGGTAGTGATTATAGTCATGCTGAACTAAGACTTGAATCTAAAAATAACGCTGCTTATAGTTCTTTATTTACCGATAAAGCAAACGCATCTTTAAGACTTGGTTATAACACTGTTGGTGCTACTTTTAATGTGTTTAATGATGGAACAGTAAGAGGTGCAGGGATTAAATTTGGATCTGATACGGCAGCAGAAAATACTTTGGACGACTATGAAGATGGCACTTGGGTTCCTACTCTTAATTCAGGTTTAACTGCTAATAGTAGTTACAATACGTGGTCTTATACAAAAATTGGAAGACAAGTTACTATAAGAGGTTTATTTCTATGTAGTTCTGTTTCAGGGACTAATGCTATTACTGTAGGTCTACCATTTACTTCTGCAAATATGACGCAAAATGCTAATGCTGGTGCTGTATGTAATATGTTTAGAAGAATTAATCATAGTGCTGCTGGGGTTGCTTCATTTATACCTGAAAATAGTGGCGAACTGAGATTTTATGGACTGGGTGAGGGAACTGATGATTGGACACGTATAACAAATGATGATATTGATACTCAAACAGAAGTTTATGTCGTGCATACTTACTTTGCTGCTTAGACCTAGACCGTTAGCACGTCTCAAAACTACGCCATAAACCTGTCACGTTCGGAGAACGTCCCTAAATGGCATTAACAGAATCACAAGAAAACGACAAGATTGAAGTCGTTAACAAGTGGAACATTCAAGTTCGTACTGCAACCGTCATCAAGAAAGATGGTGTAGAACTTACCCGTAGTTTCAGTAGAAAAGTATTAACACCAGGAACACTTGATGCAAGTGATAACCTAGTAGCTACTGATATATCTGGAGAGGATGCAGATGTTCAGGCAATCTGCAATGCTGCTTGGACGGATCAAGTAAAGACTGACTTTACGGCTTTCCTTGTGGCTAACAAGCCTTCTTAAAGTAAACTTCAATTACAAAACAAAAATCTCATGGCAACAAAAACTTGGCAGGTCAACACCCTTCAGCGTGAACTAGCGGATGGGTATGTAAATAAAGTCATCTATCGTGTCAACGGTGAAGATGGTACTTATTCATTCAGAGCAACAGGAGAAGTAGATCTTCCTAAGCCTGACACTCTTGTTCCTTATGCTGACCTTACAGAATCTACTGTTCTTGGTTGGGTTAAAGCAAAGCTTGATGCTGACAAAGCTGGCACTGTGGCTGCAATTGAAACAGCAGTAGAGAACGGTGTTAACGAACAGAAGACACCAACAAAAGGTGTAGGTAAGCCTTGGAGCTAGTTAAGCCTAATTAAAAGATGGGAGAGGAGCCGCTGGACCTACCCTTTTATCAGCTTCCAGAGGCTTTATCTCTGCCAAGGGTAACTCTTGAGATCCCAACGGCAGAGATTCCATCATATCGCCCTTTAGTTGTTCCACCTTCCGATCTAAGAGCACCTCCAGGAGTAGAGGCTTCAGGTGAGGCAGAAAAAAATACAGAGAAGAAAGAACAATCAAAGCAGCCAGAAATTTCATTACCTAAAGAGGTCACTTCGTTTACTATACCTTTTACAGATTATGAAGTACCAGTACCAAAGCAGGAGATCCTAGTAGCTGCTGGTACTACAGCTTCAGTATCTGTCGTAGCTACTCTTACAGCGACTGCAGTATTTAAAAGATGTGTTCAAGCCTTAAAGCCTGTAATTACTCAGCTTGTGAAGAGGATTCAGAAGAAGCGTGGGAAAGAGGTTCCTTCTTGGGCAAGGCAACGATTGGTACTACGTCGGAGCAGATATGTTCAAGATGGCTCCCAGGGCGTAAAGTAAACCCAAGCACTTGAAGATTTGCACACTCTTTGATACGAACTAGCTCATAATCCAGTCTCATTTTTTGTTCTTGACGCTTACCAATACGCTTACATTGTTCAGTAATAGAACCGTCAAGTGGAACCATAAAGCTTAACTGCATACCCCAATTCTCATTCATTGTGTAACCACTAGGAGACATATTACCGTCTTCATAATCCCAAGGTTTCACATGATTACCCATATAAAATGGAGTGAAAGTCATGGTAGAACCGTTGCAAACAATGGAAGGTCCCAACTGCTGTCTCGAAGGCGCACCATTGTTCTGAAATTGCACAGCTTGATTGGTTACATTTCCTGTCGCTGCAGCCTGAGGATTTGAGGTGTTACTTACCTTAGGATCTTCTGCTAATACTGGAAGACTTATTGAGAGAAGACAGAGAGCGATGTAGTAGTGGAAGTTTGTTCTATGGTTCTGTCTATATCGATTGTTTCTACTACCCCTGCTGCTCTGGTTGTTATCTCCAGTGTGAAGGGATCTCCAGCGGTGTGGAGATTGAATACTGAATCTGTATCTACTATTCCTCCAGAGCTTGTTGAAGTATGAGTTATATTTTCTCCAGTCCATTTAGAATATACCCCTCCAAAAACCTCTTGCTCTATGGTTTCTTCTATATCGACTTGAGTTACTGTAGTACTCTGCATAGACCCTTGGGTAAACTGAGGCGTAATAGGGTTTGCCCTTGCAGTAACTGGAATTAGCAGGAGCAAAAGTAATAAACATTTTTTCATACTTTTGTTACCTTGTTGTTATCCACTCCTTCAATCTTAATAGGAGTTTCAATGATTATGTGCTGAGTAGCTCCACTTGGTTTATCTTTATGATCCTTCTTTTTAGCGGTATCAATACCAAAGGTAGCTAAAGCACTTGTAAAAACAAAAGTTATAAACGTAATATCATTATTCTTTTCCTCAGTCATACCAGGCAAAGGTAAGTAATTTAAAGAAATTATGAATCCTGACCAAACCACTACTCCAAGGCGTACAAATGTACCAAGGATTTGGATCTGTTGTTCCTGATCCTCTATCCCACCTTTAATCTTTTCTAATAGATTTTTCTTAGTCTCTTCTGTCATCAAGAAATAGACTTACTATATTAGTATATTACCTAAATTATTATGCCTGGACATTACGGACACAACAGAGGGATTGAAAAAGCTCCTAAAAAGATTGCCATGAAGGATGGCTGGAAGGAAAACGAAATTCCAGGTGGTAAGTCGAAAGGTAAGCCTGAATTACCTAAGATTCCTAAACCAAATAAACTTACAGTATAATCCCTACGAATACTTGTTATCGCTATGGTCCTTCTAATCAAGCCTGTTCTGCTTGCGTTTGTTAAATCAGATTCAGTAAAAAAGCTCATCATTGATTTGCTTAAAAAACTTGTCTCTACCACAGACAACACCATAGATGACCAAGCGGTAGCTCTCATTGAAAAAAACTTATTTCCTAAAAAATAACAAAATGGCTAACAACAGAGGTATCGAACCAGCTCCTAAGAAGCAGAAAAACTTAGTAGCTCAGTATATTGTCAGTCCTGCTGATAAAGCTGCTAA